GTTCTTCGCTCCCGCGTTGAATTTTATCACGATTTCCCCGTATTCGATGGTTTTTGCCTTCTGGACCACGTACGTGAGCAACTCGTCGCTGATTTCGGCCATTTACTCCCCGTTTTCCTTCAAAATGGTCTTCAGAAAGCCCTTGAGGTCTCCGCCCTCGTGGCGGAACGACAGAAGCGCCGCCAAAAGTGCATCCGGATCGTCCTGGTGGTCCATCAGGGCCTTCCGGAGGGCGTCGATTCGGTCTCCGGTGATTCGATTCGACCTTCCGGGCTTGTGGACCGCGCTCGCGCCGGGCTGGGTGACGCCCTTCTTCTGCTTCCCGCCGATGCTCCCTGGTGTGGACCTGGTTTTCGTTGCTTCCTTGAGGTTCACGGAGGGTGCTGCGGCCGTCTTGGAGGCGGTGGCGTGCGGTGTGACCTGTCCGCCCTCGGTCGTTCCCGAGTTCGCGTCTTCGCCGCTGGCGAATCCCTCGATCGGCTCTCCCTCGTTGTCCAGGCCGAGCTGGAGGAAGAAAGGATTCGGCGGAGGGTTGTTCGCCTCCTCGGCGGTGAGGCTGGTGTTGTTCGAGTACCTGCCGCCGTACCGATTCCGTCGGATCTCCAAGGCGGAGAGGATGCCGTTGATGAAGTCGAGGGAGTCGGCCTGCGCGGTCTTGTAGCGCACGTCGGCCGAGTCCTTCTCGTTCATGCTCCAGACTGGGCGGAACTTGATCGCGTACTCGTCCGGGTCGACGTCGGGAAGGACGGAAGCCCCGATCCACATGGTCAGGGCCTCCACCGGGGCGCGCAGGTAGAGGCCCTGCAGGGCCTCGACGCTGTCGTAATACTGGCGGGCATCTCCCTCGCCCGTCGCATTCATCCCGGCAGCGCCGCGGCCAAACAGGAGCGATACGGGGATGTTCACGTCCGCGCTCACCCGCATCATCATCCGATCCACCACGTCGGCCACGCCTGCGAACTCGAGCTTGTCGCGGGTGTAGTCCTCGTCCTCGGCGAGCATCACGCCATGGAGGTAGTTCTTGGAAAGCTCGATGTTCGCCATGCGCTGCTCGATCGCGCCGTAGTCCTTGGCGAGAAGAAGCTGCTTCAGGTTCTTGATCTTGTACTTTCCGATCACCGACTCCTGCATCAGGTTCGAGATCGCGTTCCAGGTAAGCCCCATGTTCGACAAGCTGTCGAACGCAGCCTGGATGACTCCAAACCCCCAGTAGCGGCGGTAGATGTCCATCCCCGGGTAGACCCGATCGGGCGTTGGGTCACCACGCCACTCCACCACGCGTGTCCAGTGGACCTCGTAGGGCGGGCCGTAGACGCGCCGGACGGTGAAGTATGTGGGGAGATCGTAGCGCACTGACCCCGGGTCGGTGTCCAGGTCCGTAGGCATGATCCAGATCTCGGCGGCCGAGTGGGTGCGCAGGCCCAGGAGCTTCTGGGGCTTCTCGGGGTCGAACTTGAACGGCGCCGAGAGGGGCTTGCCTTCGTCCCAGAGTAGGATGGTGAGCGCCCCGCCGAAGAGCCGGGTCCACTGCATGGCCTCGCCGAAGTGCTTGCGCACCTTCAGCCGGTCCATCTGCTTCACGATCTTCCCGTCCGGATCGCCGTCGATGTCCCACCCGTTGCGGGTGGAGTCGTCGGCCAGCATCTTCACGATCCGCTTCCCCAGCCCGTCGCCGATGTAGAAGGCGGAGAGTTCGGGGAAGGTGAGCAGGTACGGTGGGTTGACCTGGTTGGCGGTCGTGCGATCCTTGCCGCGCACGCCGGACCCCGTCACGAAGTTCCGGAAGCTGTCGTTGTGGAGGTACACCTCGCGGAGAATCCCCTCGTCGACGCGCGCGCCCAACGAAGGGCGACGTTGCATCGCCTTCGCCACTGCGGCCTGCTCCGCCTGGATGATTTCGAGTTCGTTGGGCATCAGGCGACGGCGGCCTTCAGCACGAAGAATTGCAGGACCGGGGCCTCGGAGGGGGATGCTCCTGCCGAGTTGTTCCGCACGGTGATCGTCGCCGTACCTGCCCCGGCCACGACGGAGAAGTTGTAGAGGCCCTGGGTTCCGCCAGCCTGGTGCTGCACGAGCACCATGTCGCCTGCGGCGATGTTCGTGTTGTTCAGCACGAACGTCTGGCTCGCGTTCGCCGCCAGGGTGGTGGGGAACAAGGTGACGAGTCCGGCGAGCTTATTCAGCGTCACCGCTGTGGTGCGGCCGGTGCCCTGGGTGATCTGTCCGCCGGTGCCGGTGTCGTACCCGATGGGCAGGGCCGTGGCTGACTTTCCAGTGGTCGCGTCCGCGTTGCCCGTGGTCCAGGATCCCTTGGCCCTGTTCCACGAGAACCCGACACCGGTGTCTGTGGCACTCGCCGTGGCGACCTCCACATTGGGGGTGTATGCTTCGATCTCGGCGGTTGTGCCGATGCAGATCTCGGAGTACTGGGGGAAGGTGCCGGTCTTGCTGATTCTGAGTGTCATGGCGTGGTCCTTGGGTGGGTGGTCAAGAATACATCACACGGGCGGTCTTCTCCTCCTCGGGGAAGAACACCTCGCGCAGGAGAGAGGCTGCGGAGTCCGGCACGTCGTCGGGCTCGGCGTCCTCGGTGTAGTCCGCGATCTGCATCATCGCCTCCGGGTCGGAGTCGTTCGCCCAGACGATCTGGTGCCAATGGTGGCCCAGGTAGTCGTGGATCTTCTCGTGCTTCTTCTGGCTCTCGTGGTAGGACTCGCACACGAGCCAACTCTCCTCCTCGAACGTCTCGAACACACGGGCCAGCATGCCCTTGTCGGAATTCGTCTCCAAGTGGAGCTCGTGGCACCCGCGCCGCTCCAGCTCCACCATGATGGCGGGTTTGGCCTTCTCGGCCGAGCAGGCCCACTTCTTGACGAACAGCTGAAGCCGCCCGTCCTCCCGATTCGACCCAATGGTGAGGGCCGTGGTGTCGCGCCCACCGTAGGCGGCGTCCAGCTGGGCGACCTTGCGGAAGTTGTTCTGCTGCCAGGGCCCCATCACGGGGTTCTGGAACTCCATGTCGTCGGCGTTGACGTGCTCGAGCTCGTAGTTGGCCGCCCACATAGCCTTGGTCATGGTGGCTTTTTTCAACTCGATCTCTTCGGGGGAGAGAATTCCGGTCGAGTAGACGTCGAACTTCATGGGGTTGATGCCCATCCCCTTCAGCATCTCCCAGGCGTCCTCCTTGTGCCACGGGGTCCCGACCACGCGAGCGAAGCGACCTGGGTCCAAGATGTTCGTCAGGATTTCCTGCAGGTTCGCACGAGTGCTCTCCCGCTTGGCGCGAGAGTACCGGTCCTTCATCGAGATGGCGTCGTCTACGAGGATCGTGTCGTAGTGGGAGCCGACGGGGACGGTGTCGATACCGTAGGCGTCGAGGCTTCCCTCCTTCGTGATGGAGCCCTTGAAGTTGAACGTGAGCCGACCGTCGCGGTTCACGATCTTCTCCGGGTAGAACCCGTGGAAGGCACGGAACAGCTCCTGAATCAGCTCGTGCTCCATGTAGAGCCCGATGGTCTTCAGCGAGTCGTTGGCGACGGACCAGGTCTCCCGCACCAGCGCGACGCGGTCGTCGGGGTGGAGGAGGAAGTTCCGGATGGAGCCGATCTCGGTGACTGCGGTCGTCTTGTATGCGCCGCGATGGGCCTGGATCGCCGTGTGCGCCTGGGGGTCCCAGACGGACTTGATCCAGTCCGAGTGCATGGGGGTGAGCTTCTTCTTGCCGACCAGGTGTCCGATCAGGTGAGGGTATTTCCCGAGGCGGCGGAGCCGGTCAGGCGAGTAGAAGTCGCATCTCAAGGGAGGGATCCGGCTTCGGAGAAGATCTGGCTTGCCTCGCGGCGAGCCTCGTCGGAAACTCCACGGGCGCGGCCAGCGTCCTCACCACGGTACTTCGCTCGGTTCGCCTTCAGAACTTCCTTGAGCAGACCACCGTCGAATCTGCGCTCGTAACCTGCGAGCCCACCGTCCTTGGTGAAGATGGGGATGTCCCAACCCAGGACTCCACGCTGGAAGGCTGCGTCTTCGGCGACGTCGATGCCGATGTCCCACGCTTGGGAGAGCTTGAGGGAGAACTCGGGGTCTGCCTCGGCTCTGGCGCGGACGTCTTGCGGGGTGAGGCCGGTGCCGCGCAGGGCCTCTCCCCGGATGGGCATAACCGCAAGGTTCAGAAGGTATCGGTCGTAGGGATCCTCAGTCGGCGGGATTTCGTTTCGCTGGCGTGAGTATCTCTGCTCCGGTTCCTCGGCGATGTGGGCTTTCTTCGAGGGCGCGATGGGCGCTGGACTCGCGGCGGGCACCGGAGACTTGGTGGACTCGGAAGACTTTTTCCTGGGAGGTGCCACGAGGAAGAGCGTACTTTGGCACGGCGTTATTGTCAAGCGAATTTTATGCCGTATGGCAACTGAGTTTCCTAGGTCGGTTTTCTGATTTTGTGGAAATGGGCGATTCACTTGGGAGTGAATTCTGGGTGCAGGGTGAAGATGGTCGGCGGTTCTCTGTTTAGAAACCTAAGTTCTTTGGCATTAGCTGGTTTGTGGTTTTAGAGGTGGTGGGCAGGACCCTACATTCCTTAGTCGATTCCACCGGATTGTTTCACGCGTGGAACAATAATTCCGGACCTCGTTGTCCACCTCTATTCTGACAGATTCCGTCAATCAATAAACTCCTATTACCTAATGCATTGTGACAGATTCCGTCGTACCATTACCTACATCGGCACGCCCCTTGCGTCGCGCGCGTGCTGCCTGCCTGCCGATTCACCATACAAAAGAGACTTCGTCTCAAGTACGAAAGTGCTAGGCTTCTGTAGATCGTGAACCTATGTTACTCTCATAGCTAGGGACAACCTGGCATCAACCTCCAAACAATCGGAGAAACACAATGAACCTCTTGACCGCTTACAACACTCTCGGGCAGATTGCCGGATCCGGCGTTGTCGCCTCTCTCCTCCTCGCCTTTTGGGTTGTCAAGTGAACGCCCAGACCTTTTCCGCCGGCTTCACCACTGCGCACCTTCACCAGTTCCCGTCGGGAACCTGGGGACTTGTCGGCCGCACGCCGCTGTCCATGAAGTACGACACGACGGATTCCGAAATTCTCGACGCTATCCACGAGAAAGCGAAATTCGGTCAGGTATTCGGCGACGGCGAAGCAACGCGCCGCGGAATCACCCGCCTTTCCTTCAAAACTGCGGATGAAGTGCGTGCCCGCGCGGCCGCCCTCGGAATCCAGGTGCAGGAATGAGTGCCGCGGGCATGACCTACACTCTCTCGATCCGACAAGACCCGAAGTTCGCGCCACAACGACACATTTTCAACGGCCGCCGCAAAATCGCAACCGTAACGGAGTGTCAATATCGGCATAAGGGAGAGTGGGAGGTTACCCTACTTCCGGCCGGTCTCGGGTCCTGGCATGCCACCGAGTCCGCGGCGCTGGAGTTTGTTCGCGCGAACGAGGAGAACTACCTCTCGTGCATGGGCGGATCCGTTGTCGTGGAGTACGCCAAATGATCCCCGCGGCCCCCTTGCCCAATATGGCGGCCTGGATTTTCAAGCCCCGATTGTCCGCACGATTCTACGCGGCCGTTCGGGAAATCAACGCAACGACAAAAAACGTCCTGAAAGAGGAGTGCTAGACCATGGACCTACCGTCGGAAATCTTGGCAACGTCCGACACGTTGGAAGGACTCGCACGTCTCGCGGAAAGCATCCTCCAGCACGGCACCGTTGAACCCCTTTCCCGCGGAATTGTCCAGGCCGGCGGGACCATCGCCCAAGGTGTCCGATGGACGAAACTTCGGCGAAAATGCCAAAAGTTCGCCCTGATTGGGTCGCCTCCTCGGATCTATGCCTTCAGAACGTCACCAGACACCCCTAAAAGGCGTCGAAAAATTTAATACCACCAACCTAGCGCCCAAGTCAACCGACCTCCGCTAGGTACCCGCCAGGGCTAGCACGGCCCATTTGCCAAAACCATCGAGAAAAGGAATGAAGCCATGAAAACACTGCTCATACTTGCCCTATCCCTCTCCACCCTCGCCCTCGCCAAAAAGGACCTCCAAACGGTCGATGTGAACCAAGCGCCGGCCGATTCCCTGGCGGCGCATCTTCCGGGAGTTGGCCCCGCGATCGCACAACGGATCGTGGAGGGTCGACCCTACAAGACTTGTCAAGATCTGTCCTCCACGGTTTCCGGAATCGGCGCGAAGAAACTGGACAAGATTTGTCCTCTCCTCACTTTTTGAGGGTGGTATAGGTTTCTTTGTCTGAGGGCGGCCCATCCGCCCTTTTCTTTTGCCTGGAATGGCCGGTATGGTGAGGGGTTGGGTGTGCTGGTTGGAGGATATTGGTTATGTATTTTGCGGGGTGAACGGCCCGGCGGGTCTTTGGTGGCCTAGGAAATTGGATGGAAGGTAGTTGGTTATCCCTAAATCTACTCTTTAGAGATCAGAGAGAAAAGATAAGAGTTAAGAGGTAAAATAGAGAGGGGGAAAAACGGAGCCGTTTAACCGTCTAGACCACCTTGCACCTACAGACCCTTTGACCATGCCGATTACCTGCCAAACAAACCTCCATTTTTATTATCTGTTATCCCATACCTAAGGGCTTCGCCACTAGCACCTATCGCACTCTCCACAAAATCCACCTAGTTTCGTGTTGACTCTTAAAAACTTAAACACTATATTCCACCTGCCAAACCTCGCCCCAGTGGGAGACGGCACTTAAACTCAACAGATAGGTGGTAGACAAAATGTGTCCACGAAAGAAAAAGGAACTCACAAACTCATTCCGGCCCGGATTCAATCCGGAATTCGATAATGTTGATTCCAAACCTGCACAATTCCGGAAGATCCCTGAAACCGCGCGCGCGGTTCTTTTGTCCGTTGCGTCGACTCGTGGGGGTGCCTTTCGGTTCCTTTGGGGGTCTCGGAATTCCCCGGCTTGCGAGCTCTTTTCAGGGGTCGAAAGGTTCGACCCGGATCCCTTTTTCGATGCCCTTCCCCCGTTGAGCAACCCGGATGGGGTGGTGGACTATCCTACCCGCTGTCAGATTCTGCATGATCGTCTGGGGGTGCCGATTCGCGCGGAGCGTCGGACGTACTTAGGGGGCACCCGCGGCCTGTCCAAGTACTTGGAACCCGTGGCCCTCGTGAACATCCTAGACAGGATCCAAGAGGGTGGTACGGTGGGCGACCCCCGGGAATTCGGGTTTTCCCTCGTGGGTGCCGGGGGCAAGGGTAGCCGTGGAACCATGCCCCTGCATATGGGGTTCATTACCCCCCATCTACGGAAACGAAACGCGGGAATCCGTGGGTTCACTTGTTCGGAATCCGTGGGGGTGGCGCTGGATCGCCTCCATGGGGCGGCCGTGCGAATGCGTGCGGATTTCAAGGATACGCGAATGCAGGGGGTGTACTCCTGGGAAAATTTCCAGCACGGCTACCCCCAACCAGAGGAATATCTCCTTGGTCTGAAACTATCCCCGGAGCTTTGGATCCGTCGCCGTATCGCCCGCCGATCGTCCGTTCTTTCTCTCTCCATTTTCGGCACCCACCAACTCAAGAACGGAAAATGGGAGGTGGTAGACCTCACGGCCCCGGCCGCGCTCCTGGCCACGGGAACGGACAACGCTGGGCCGGCATGGCGCCGTGCGGTCTACTTGGTGAACCGCGGAGACGGGTATGAGTGGATCCTACTCCACCCCGACCACGACAACTATCCCACGGAGGTTTCCGGCCTCCCCGGCGTCGAGTACGAGGGCAGCCCGGCCCGGGCGCTGGTCTCTTCCCTTCGGACGTTGTGGGACGACGGCGACAAGGTCAAAATCCGATGGATCCTGGACGACAAGCCCCTGACGGACGTGGGGGAGGTCAAGTAACCGCAAGGGCAACTATTTCCACCCTTCGAAAAATAGTTGCCTCAACCTCTTTACTTCCTAACCTAGATTCCTTATACTTCTAAACATGAGCCGCGGCGATTCCGCCGGGCCGAAACAACCGGAACGGAAACAATGAAAAACGACAAAACGGAAGCCAAGCGCGCACGGATCGAAAAGGCTTTTTCCCGTGTGACGGTTTGGGCGCTGTTCGACGGCACCACGTACGCCGGCGCGGTCAAGTGGGCGCGCCAGGGAAACGGCATGGGCACCGCCTGCCAGGTCTGTTTTCACAGTGGCCCGTTGCACGTCCTCCCGGCCACCTTCGGTCGCGCGACCGGGTACGGCTACGACAAGGCCAGCGCATCCCTCTACAATGCCCTTTCCACCGCGGCCGTCAGGGATTCCGTGGGCGACTACGAACGGGCTATCTACAACGTCGGGACAACGTCGGGAGAGCACGACGAAAAACAGCGCGTCCAGCTCATGCGGTTCCGTCTCGACGTCGTCGCGGCAATGGAAAAGGTCTGGGAGGTCCTTCCCAGATTCGACGGCGGCGACGGTCGGTCCCGACAATTCCTCGAGGCCCTCGGTTACACCGTCGCCGAGGTGGCCTAACCATGAAAACCAAAGCGCCCACCCTGGCCACCGTGTACGGCACCTCTCCCGACCTCTCCAGGATGAAATCCTTGATCGGGGACCGCTTCCTTTGTGGAACGAAAATCGAGCTCATCGCCTCCCCGTGCGGAACCTTCCACGAGGTCCACAACTCCAAAGGCAAAACCTCCCTTGTCGTGGTCCGCAAGGGCAAGCGGTTCGCGTTCGGGACGGTGGCCCGATGAGCGCCGAAAAGGACATCCTCCACGAGGTCGGCGCCTACTTCGCGATCCGGTGCGGAAAAACCGTCGAGGTCCGGCACTTCCTTCCCGTCGGCGCGCTGGTGGACTCTACTTTTCCGTTCGACAAGGACGGCATTTCCTTGGCCGTCGCCCGGGTGGACTACCTGGCCGGAACTCCCCGCGTCCAGGCGCCCCGGCGCGATCCGCACGCCGCCCCGATGAAAGACGAGGAGTGCGAACGGATCGCCCAGGCGGCGGCGCGGGTGTTGAAGGCGGACGGCAAGCCCACGGCATCCCAGTACATTTACGGCGCGTTGGAGGCCGCGGGGCTACTTGTGCAGGTGGTCAAGAAAGGGAACGGCGCGGAGTACTCCCGCCTGAAGTCGTCAATCAAACAGTGGGAAATCCAGGCGCTGGCCGATCGCGCCCTTTGGCTTTTTGAGCACCCATAGCGCCCCGTGGGGACCGCGGCGGGTTCGATTCCTGCCCGGGCGCTTTCCCGGCCTCTCCACGGTGGAGGGGTGGGACCTTGAGAAACCAGACAATCGGAGGAGAAGACAATGGAAACCAAGTACACGCCCGGGCCGTTGGGGATCAAAGGGTCGGTAACGAAGGACGGCGCGGAGGATTTCGCAGTGGTGGCCGGTGGCCAGATCATCGCGGAGGTGTTCGGACGGTCCTCCTTGAAGGACTTCCACCCTTCCCGCGAGAACGCGAATCTGTTCGCCGCCGCTCCGGACCTTTTGGAGGCGCTGGAAAAGCTGGTGGGCATGGTCCCGGAAATCGCCCGGGCGCTCCCGTTCGGTGTCCCGATGGCCTACGCGGTCGCGTTCGACAACGCCCGCGCCGCCCTCACAAAGGCACGCGGGGAGGTGGCCCGATGAGCGCCGCGCTCGAGGGAAAAGAGCTCAACCGCACCGCCGCGATCGCCGCCCGGTTCCGCAAACTCGACGGACTACACCCGGGGCTGGCCTGGCCGGTGGTCGCCGGCGGCGCCCTCTTCGGGTCGGACGGCACGTGCATCTTTTACGCCGGCCCCGTGGACCTCGTGGACGGGTGGGTGGTCCCGGATACCCTGAAC